GGCATCCGTGGCGCGACCTCGTGGTGTCGTTCAGCGACGATGGGTTGGACATCGTCGGGGTGTGGGTGCCGCGCACTCGTGGGGCGGCAAGGTCGTTGGCGGGGCCGGCGCGGGATCGCGACATGCGGTTCGTGCCGCGCGAGCATGGTTTGCATTTGACGATCAACGAGGACATCGAAGGTCCGTTGGGCGTGTCGCCGCTAGAGAGCCTGCATGCCACGCATGCGCTGCACGAGGCCGCCTGGCGGTTCGCCAGGTCGTATTTGGAGAACGGCATGTTCCCCAGCGGTGTGGTGAGCCTGCCTGAGCGGGCGACGTTGAAGCAGGCCGAGCTAACCCGCGAGCTGATCGAACAGCTCCAGACGGGCATCGAGCGTGGCGGCAAGCCGGCGGTGCTTGGTTTTGGCGAGTGGCAGCAGGTGACGGCCACCCCGGAGGGCGCCAAGCTCGTCGAGCTAGCAAAGGCCAGCCGCGAGGAGGTCGCGACCGCCTACCGGATGGCGTGGCTCGGCAACGTCGAGGACATGAACCGCGCGACGGCTGAGCAGGCACGGCAGGCGTTTATCCGCGATGTGGTCGGCGAGGACGTCGGCGTGTTGGAGACGGAGCTGAACGCGCAGGTGATCCAGACGTCGCGCCAGTGGGCAAACGCTGGCGTGTTCGTCGAGGCTGAGCTTGGCGAGCTGTTGCGGCCGGACATGGAGGCGATGGCGAGCATCATCCAGTCGGAGGTTGGCGCGCCAGTGTTGACGCCGAACGAGGGCCGGGGGCTTCTCAACCGCGAGCCGCTGGCGGACCCGCAGGCCGACCGGCTTGTCTTCAACCCTGGCACGCCGCAGTCGGGCCGGCTTGCGACCGCGCCCGACGTCGGCGAGCTTGTTGAGCGCGCTCGCCACGCGAATGGCAAACTGTCCGGCAACAAAGGGGTGTAGGTTGCCGTTTCCGAACGAGCATTCGTGCCGGCTCGCCGACCCGTCGCAGTACGACAAGATGCGTCGGCAAAACAACGCGGGCGAGGTCGATGGCCGCCGGGTTGATCACATCATTGGCGTGAAGGGCGGCATGTCGGAGCGTCAGGCGGTCCGCTATCCGCTGTCGGCGGGCTGGTCGGGCGGCGGTCCGACGAGGCGGGCGCGGGAGCACTGCGACGAGCAGGACGGCGAGTTCGAGCCAGCCCAAGGCGAAGGCGGTAGCGGTGGCGATGATGCAATGTTGCAGCATCGCCCGTGGGCGATCCGTCAGGACATGTTCGCCACCATCATGGCCGCCCTGCGGGCGGATGGCGATAGCGAGGCGGCGCCGGTCGGCCAGCCGTCGCGCGCCAAAGGCGCCGTCGCGGTCGTGCCGATCCAGGGGGTGATCACACCTCGGCCTGGCCTGCTTGGCGCGCTTCTCGGCATCGACGGGAGCTTGCAGCGCATCCGCAGAGGGCTCGCCGAAGCGCTAGCCGACGAGTCGGTCGGCGCGATCGTTCTCGACGTTGACAGCCCTGGCGGCGCGGTCGATGGGGTGCCAGAGGCGGCGTTCGAGATACGCCAGGCCCGCGACCGCAAGCCGATCGTGGCGGCAGCGAACACGCAGATGGGTAGCGCGGCCTATTGGCTCGCGTCGCAGGCCAGCGAGATTTCGGTGACGCCGTCGGGGGAAGCTGGCAGCATCGGCGTGTTCGCCGCCCACCAGGACATCTCGGGCCGGCTAGAGCAAATGGGCGTCGATGTGACGCTGATTAGCGCCGGCCGTCACAAAACCGAAGGCAACCCGTACGAGCCGTTGTCGGAGACGGCCCGCGATGCGATCCAGTCCGAGGTCGACGCGTTCTATGATATGTTCGTTGACGATGTCGCAAAGGGCCGCGACGTGACAAAGGACGCGGTCGCCAACGGCTTCGGCGAGGGCCGCATGGTGTTAGCACAGCCAGCGGTTACCGAAGGGATGGCTGACCAGGTCGAAACGGTCGAGGCGGCGATCGCTCGCGCTAGCGATTATGCGTCGCGCGGCCGAGCGCGCGGCGCACGCAACACGCAAGACGTATCCGAGCAGGGGTTGCCAGACGAGGCGCTGGCGAACAGCCGAGTGCGCGACGCGCTAGCCGGAAGGAGCTAGAGCATGAGCAAGGTGCAGGGTTCGGCGACCGAGGACGACCTCAAGCAGGTCCGCAAGGAAGTCGAGCAGCTCAAAGACAAAGAGGCTCGCCAGCGTCAGGAGGCTGACGACCTCGTGGCGAGCATCCGCCAGTCGGGCAGCAGCCCGTTCGACAAAGAGGCGTTCGACAAGGTCGACGCGAAGTACCGCGAGGCCGACGAGACCGCCAGCGAGCTGAGCGAGGCGCAGGAGCGGCTCGCCAGGGTCGGCGAGCTTGCTGGCACGCCAGCGGCGAGCGCGCCCGCCGTTGGCGGTGATGGCTCGTCTGCTCCTGGTGGCGGTGACCGCAGGTCGGCTGCCTGGCAGGACCGCGTTGTCGAGAGCGACGCGTACCAGCGGCTCGTGCAATCTGGCGTGCTACGAAGCCGGCAGGGCAGCGTCGCGCTCGACCCGGTCGAGGTCGCAAGCCGCGACGAGCTGCTCTCCAGCGGTTTGTTCCAGGCGCAGACCATCGGGTCGCACGGCCCGCTGGTGCCGACCGACGAGCGGCTAGCGCCACCGCCGGTGTTGGCGCCGCAGCGCGAAATCCGCATGATTGACATGATCAACGTTGCGGCGACCGACAGCGACACGGTTGAGTACGTGGAGGAGACGAGCCGCACGAGTGCGGCAGCGGGGGTGGCGTTCGGAACGAACCTCCCCGAGTTCGACATCTCGTGGCAGCGCGTCACCACCCCGGTTCGCCGTCGCGGTGTCGAGCACACAGCCACCCGCGGGAACCTCGCCGACCAGGGGCAGCTTCGCAGCATCATCGAGATGCTGCTCGACGAGGACGTCCGCCTGGAGGCCGAAGAGCAAATCATCAACGGCGACGGCACCGGCGAGAACTGGGTCGGCGTGTACAACACGAGCGGCATCGGGTCGGTGACGGGCCAGACTGGCGAGGCCTACCTCGACGCGCTCCATCGCGGTTTGACAACGATCCGGCTGAACAGCCATCGCGACCCGACGGCGCTCGGCATCCATCCCAACGACCACGAGACCGTCATCCTAAGCAAGGACGGCAGTGGGGCGTACAGGATGGGGTCGGCGGCCCAGTCTGACCGCAAGACGATCTGGGGGTTGCCTGCGATCCCGAGCCCGGTGTTCACCGAGGAGCTTCCCGTCTGGGGCCATTGGGGCGGCGCGACGTTGTGGCAGCGCGAAGGCATCACCGTGTCGGCGTACGATCAGCACGAGGATTACGCCTCCCGCGGGCTTGTGCTGATCACAGCCGAGCATCGTGGGGCGTTCAGGGTGCGCCGGCCGACGCGTTTTTGCACGGTCGACTTCTCCACCATCTAAAGCTAGTGGGACGCAAAGGAGGCAGCGTTGGAGCTTAGCGACATCAAGGGTTTGCGCCGCGACGGGTTTGGCAGGTTGTTGGCGCCAACCAGGGCAAGCCGCGGCAGCGAGATTGTCGTGGCCGGCCCGGCTGGCGAGCAAATGTCGATGGACCGGCTGCGCGCTCTCGGCGTCGACGCGGACGCGAACCCGCGCGGCCCCGGGGCCGTCAACCAGCAGGCCAACGACGGCGGCGAGTTCCCAAAGCACGCTGGCGGTGGCTTCTACGACCTGTCCGACAACAGCCGCGTGGAGGGCAAGGCCGAGGCCGAGGCCGCCCAGGCCAAGCTCGACAGCAAGGGGTCGTAGATGGGATATCAGGGTGGCGCGACGCGCTGGATGGCCGTCGACGACGTGACGTTGCTGGCTGAGCAGCAGGTCACGGCGAGCGGCACGGGTCCGGCGCGCGAAACCGACCGTGGCGTGGCGCGGCTCACGCTCGACGTTGCGGCCAGCGACGGCGACGGGACGGAAACGCTCGACGTCGACGTGGAAACCAGCGAGGACCAAAGCTCGTGGCGGACTGTCGGCTCGTTTTCCACGGCCGGCTCGGGCGTGTCGAGCGAGCGTCAGTGCTTCGCGGGGCTGGACCGGTTCGTCCGCGTGAGCTACACGCTTGGTGGCACCGTGAACAGCTACACGTTCTCGGTGGCTGGCGAGTTCGCCTAGCACGATGCCGGCCTGGATCAGCTCGACCGACCTGAACTCTCACCGCCATATTGACGGGAAGGGCTTCGACACCGACGCGGTCGACGCGACGATGGAGGCGGTCGAGCTGCGCATCGAGCGGTTCCACGGTCACGCCTGGACGCCGCGCACGACGGTGGAGGACCGCCGCAGCGATGGCACCTATGCCGTCCGGCTGTCGCGGTTGCCGTGCCGCCAGCTAGTGAGCGTGAGCGTCGATGGCGAGCAGCAGGACGTGTCGGGCTGGCGCGTGTGGGAGTCGGGACGGCTAGAGCGCTACCCGTTAACACCGGGTGGCCGGCCCATCCCGCGAGGCTCGCGCGTGAGGGTCGAGTACGAGCACGGCGACGACGAACCACCCCAGGAGCTGCTCGACGCCGCCATACGGGCGGTCGCCCAGCTAGTGGCGCACCACATGAACCCGCGGGTGGGCGAGCGCACCGAAACGATTGAGACGCCTGATGGGCATGTGATTAACTTTGCTGGCCTGCCGGATTGGGGGCGCGGCCGGCCGTTTGGCATGCCGGACGTTGACATGGTCGTGAACAGCTTCGCCGAGGGCGTGCCGCCAGCAATCGCCTAGAGGGGGTTTGTGTGGCGACGACAGCTCGCCGTGTGCCGGTCGACGAGAGTGGGCCGGCGCGTCTCGACCGGATTGACTATCACGGGCTAGCCGAGTTAGTGATCGCCAACACTGGCGTGAGCGCGTGCTTTGTTGGTGGGGGCGATGTGACGGCCGATAGCGGCATGACGGTCGATGCGGGGTCGACGTTGCGTTTGCCGCTGCGGTTCGGTGACGCGCTCTACGCTGTGTGCCGGGCGACGGAGTCGACCACCATTGAGGTGCTAGAAGCGAAGTGGTGACCTGAATGGCGCGTCGCTACACCACAGCGTTTGACGCGAGCGAAGCGCTCGCGAACATTCTCGATGGCGAGCTGGCCAACCCGACGGTGCTATGGGGGCTGGCGGGCGAGCCGGAGGCGGCCGCCGAGGAGCTAGTCAGCGTTGGCGATGTGGAGCCGCCCAGCGAGCAGGAAACGGCCGCGCTGGGCCTGTCTCCGGCTCCCAGGCGGCGAGAGGAGTACGTCGTCGAAGTTGTGGTGGACGTCGCCAAGTACACCAGCACGCATGCGGTCGTCAATCGGCGTTGTCGGGACATCACTCAGGACATCGAGCGGTCAGTTGACGAGCATCCGACGCTCGACGGGGCGCTGCACGACGATGGCTGGTGCGTGCCGCAGCGGCTCCGCATATCCCAGCTTCGCGACACGGAGTCGGGCGCGTTTCGCACCATCGCGCATCTGCGCGTGTTCGCCACCGCCCGCATTTAGAGGGGAGGAGCTATGAGGATCGTGTTTGCTGGTCCGGAGGCGGGCCGCACCATCGTTGCGACGGGCCAGCGCGCCCCCCGCGGGCAGGTGGTTGACGTCCGCGACGACGTAGCCGAGGAGCTGGTGGGCCAACCCTCTTGGCGCAAGGCCACAGACGGCGACGCGGACGCGTACGCGAGCGACGGTGACGCGGCGGGCGGCCCGCCGGGCGGGAACGTCGACCAGGTGATGGAGTGGGTCGGCGACGACCCGCAGCGGGCGCGGCAGGCCATCGAGGCCGAACGCGACAGCGACCGGCCACGGTCGACGTTGATCGCTCGCGCGAGCGAAGTCATCGACGCTGTACAGTGATGATGGCAAAGCCTTTGTGAGGTGACGTGATGGTCAAGGTTGGACGCAACGCCCAGCTGATGGTCGGCGAGGAGTCGACCTACGGGACGCTAGTGACGCCGGATCGCAGCTACGAGTTCCGCACCGAGGGGTTGCAGCGCAGCATCAACCGGATCGAGTCGCAGGCGATCCGCAAGGGAACGCGGCTGCTGCGCAGCGACCGGTGGGCGCCAGGCCAGGAAATCACCGAAGGTTCGATCACAGCCGAGATCGCCTACCAGTCTTTCGGTCTGTGGCTCAAACACGCTTTGGGTGCAGTGAGTATCGCCGAGACAGTGACGGGCGAGGTGTACGAGCACACCTACACCCTCGGGGCGCTGGAGCAGCACTCGCTGACGGCGCAAGTCGGCCTCGACGACATCCCTAAAACCTACAGCGGGATCGTCATCAACGAATGGACGCTGCAAACCGGCGTGGACGAGTACGCCACGCTCGACCTCTCGCTGTCGGGCCGCGAGGAAGACCTGTCCGAGCCGCTCGCGGCGGTCAACTATCCCGACCCGATGACGTTGCTGCCGTTCACGCATGCGAGCCTGGACATCGCTGGCAGCGAGATTTTGGTGAACCAGGCGACGATCTCTGGCAACAACCAGATGACGACCGGCCGCCACCGGCTGGGTAGCCCGTTGCCGCGCCGGCCGGTGGAAGACAACTACCGCGAGATCACCGGCAACATCAACGCCGACTTCGACTCGCTGGCGCAGTACAACCGCTACGTCAACGGTGAGGAAGCCCAGCTCGTGCTGGCCTGGGTCGGCCCCGAGATCGGCACGACGGGCGAGAACTACGAGCTGCGCGCCACCCTGAACGTCAGGTCGGATGGGCAAACGCCGACCGTCGGTGGGTTTGAGGAAATCCGCCAGGAGCCGAGCTTCAAGGTCGTTGATCCCACCGACGGCAGCCCGGATGTGGAGCTGCTCTATCGGACTTCGGACAGCGCGCCATGAGTGACGTTGGCACCGCCCGCATCGAGGGTTTGCGCGAGTTCGCTAGCGCGGTCCGCAAGCTGGACAACGAGACGGCGAAGCGGATGCGGCGCGAACTCAAGCAGGAGGTCGCCGAGCCTGTGGCGCAGCGCATCCGTAGCAATGTGCCGGTGCGGTCGGGCAACTGGCGCAAGGCGATCCGTGGCGGCGCGACGAACAAGGGCGCCCACATCGTGTGGGGCCGTAGCAAGGTGCCGTATGCGGGCTGGATGGAGTTCGGTGGCGGGCTACCGAGCAAGCAGCGTCGGTCTGGCCCGCCGCGGGTGCGCCGCGACCGCGAGCCCGAGGGCCGCTATGTGTTCCCCGAGATCGGCGAGGCCCGCGAGGAGGCTATGGAGGCGGCCCAGCGGGTGTTGGATCGCGCGGCCCGCGACGCCCGGCTGTCGCATAGGAGCTAAGGCGATGGCGAATCAGCAGAGCACCAACAAGACAGCCAAGTCGACATCTGAGAAGGCGACTGCGAAGGGCGCCGCCCAGCCGCAGGATCGCCAGCCCAAAAGCAACGGGCAGGCCGACGAGGAGGCCGTCTATCGCATCACGTACAACGGGCGCCAGTACTCGGTGGGCCGGCGCGATCTGACAGACGCGGAGGCGCGTTTGTTTCGCCGCGAGATGGGCTGCTCGCTCGCCTCCTGTTTGGCAGACCCGGACCTGGACGTGTTTGTCGCGCTCGTGTGGCTCATCGACCGTCGCGACGACCCCACCGTCGAGCTGGACGACTACTCGGGCACGCTGTCCTACGAGGACGCAGAGCACCTGATGGGATGATGGACGACGAGCGTCCCGCCCGCCAGCGGCTGCTAGCACGCCTGCCGGCGTTGAGCTACCGGTTCGGGCTAGTGCCGGCCGACCTGGACCACATGACGGGCTGGGAAATCGACACGTACGAGCGGGCGCTGGACGACATTGAGCGCGCCGAACAGGCCGAGCGCGACAAGGCCGGCGGGGGTGGCTGATGGCGCGTGACGCGAGCCAGCTCAAAGTCGAGGTGGTCGGCGACGCCTCCAAGCTCAACAAGACGCTGCAGGGCGTCCAGGGCCGCATGCGCAACTTTGGCGCGAGCGTGTCGCGGGCGGGCGGCACCCTCACGAAGTTCGTCTCCGGCCCGATGGCGGGGGCTGTCGCCGGTCTGGGCGCGCTGGCGAAGAAGGAGGGCGAGCGCGCCGACGCGCTCCTCGACGCGCAGGCGCGCACGCAGGCCAGCCTGGAGACGCTGCAGGAATACAAGCATGTGGCGGACCAGGCTGGCGTGTCCGAGGAGTTCTTCACGGACGCCACCAAGGACATGTCGCGTCAGCTCGCCTCGGCTGCCCAGGGCGGCAAACGGGCCAGCGCGGCGTTCGACGCGCTCGGCATCAACATCCGCGACAGCAACGGCGAGGTGCGGTCGACTAGCGACCTCACCGAGGAAGCCATGCAGAAGCTCGCCGGCATGGAGAACGAGTCGAAGCGGGCAGCCATCGCCCAGGACCTGTTCAAGAGCAGCCAGCAGGACGTGCTAGCGGTCGTCGACCAGGGCGCCGACGCCATCGACAAGCAGCGCCAGAAGGCCCACGAGCTAGGCGTCGTCCAAAGCGAAGAGGCGCTCAAAAGCGCGAACAGCTTCCGCCAGAGCGTCGAGCAGTTGCAGACGAAGCTCAAAGGGCTGGCGGTTCGTATCGGCAGCGACGTCGCTCCGCTGTTGGAGAACAAGTTCGTGCCGTTCGTTGAGAACCGCGTCGTGCCAGCCGTTGAGAACGTCGTTGGTAAGATCAAGTCGGCTGCGGAGTGGTTCGGCAACCTCGACCCGAGGATACAGAAAGCGATCGCCGCAGCGACGGGGCTAGTCGCCGCGCTCGGCCCCGTCCTTATGGTGGTAGGCAAGGTCGTCAGCGTCATGGGGTCGTTGGCGCCGGTGCTTTCGACTGTGGCTGGCGCCATCAGTCTGCCGGTCGCCGCGATCGGCGCGCTCGTCGCCGGTCTCGTGCTCGCCTACGACAAAAGCGAGACCTTCCGCGGCATCGTTCACGGTGTCATCGACACGGTGAAGGGGTTTGCGAAGCTCATCAGGTCGACGCTCGTAGGCGACCTGCAGGGCGCGCACGAGGCGTTCTCGATGATCCCCGAGCCGCTGCATGACATCGGCGAGGCGGTGCACGATGCAGCCGCGTGGTTCCGCGACGTGCTGCCCAAAGCGATCGACACGGTGAAGGAGGCCATTAGCGCGTTTGTTGAGGAGGCCAAGCGGCTTTGGCAGCGGTGGGGCGACGACATCATCAAGACTGCCGAGTCGGCCTGGGACGCGGTCAGCGCGATCGTGACGACGGTCGTGGAGGCGGTCAAGACGCACATTGAGTGGTTCGTCGCTGGCGTCAAGGAGCTATGGAGCCGGTTCGGCGACGACATCGTGGAGTTCGCCCGGGAGACGTGGGATAACGTCAAGACGATGATTGAGGGCGCCCTGAAGGTCGTGCGTGGCATCTTTGAAACGTTCGCGGGTTTGTTCACGGGCGACTGGGAGCGCATGTGGGAGGGCATCAAGACGATGCTGGGGGGCGTGTGGCAGTTCCTAGAGGGGGCGTTGGAGCAGTTCCTCGACGCGCTCGGCCAGATCGCCGAGGCGGGCCTGGAGGAGCTTGCCAACCTTTGGAAGCGCATGTGGCAGGCGCTGAAGGACTTCGTGTCGGACACCATCAGTGGCGTGGTTGGGTTCGTGAAGGGCCTGCCGGGCCGCGCTCGGGATGCGCTGTCGAGCGCTTGGGATGCGCTGGCTAGCTTTGTGACGCGCCAGTTCTCGGGGCTGAAAGCCGCCGCGACCGCTCGGGTGCAAAGCATCATCGACTTCGTCGGAGAGCTGCCCGGCAAGGCGCGGGATGCGCTTGCGGGCGCGTGGAGCGCCATCAGCGGTTTTGTCGTGCGGCAGTTCTCTGGGTTGAGGACGGCGGCGGTGAACCGCGCCCAGGAGATCGTCGACTGGTTCCGCGATCTGCCGCAGAATATCATCGACGCGATGGGCGACCTGGGCGGCGCGGTCGGCGACTGGGTCGGCGGCC